CAGGGACAGAGTGTTCTAATTCAAAATTCTAACGGCACTTGGAGCGTTGAAACGCTGGAGGAACTGCCCCGCTATTACAAGACCGTCAACTCTGTCCCTAAGTTTTTGGGGCACGGCAATGGCACCAACGCCTTGCGTGAGTTTGCTCTGAACGTCCCTATTATCGGCGAAAATTTTGACTCGTTTGGCTCAAGAATGAATCAAACCCAATATCAGAGGATCAAGTAATGGTTGGCATGACCGTATTAAATCCAGTCCAAGCAGCTCGCAAGTGGCGTGACGAAGAACTACAACGCACAGACGTTGCCGCGACTGTTTCTGATTTCCCGAACGCAGAGGCAGTGATCGCGTATAGACAGCTTCTTCGTGACTGGCCCGAAAGTGACGACTTCCCAACTACTCGTCCAGTGTTAGGAGCCTGACATGGCTACAACAAAGATCAAGGCGACTAGCATTGCAGACAACGCTGTGACCTCCGCAGCCATAGCTGATGATGCGATCACAACCGCTTTAATCGCAGACAACGCTATAGGTTCAGCAGCCGTATCGAACAATGCGATTACCACCGCAAAGCTGGCGGATGCCAATGTGACCACCGCAAAGCTGGCGGATGCGAATGTCACGACCGCCAAACTAGCGGATACAAGTGTCACATCCGCTAAGTTGTCAGGCGCTCTTACAACGCCGAGCAGCCTGACGCTTGGTGGGGACTTGATTATCAACACCAACAACATCAGTGGTGGTGATTATTCGAGCTTACAGCCAGAACAAGTAACGGCTTCTGTATCGTCCACGCACAACATCGATATGAACAAGCCGCTTCATATCATTACTTTGTCAGCTTCAACGACCTTTAGCTTTACGAACCTAGCTGAAGGCAAGATCACGATGATTAAACTGAACGCAGCAAGCGGCAGAACTCCTAGCTTTGGGTCAAACACGAAATGGCCTGCGGCTACGGAACCGACTTGGGCGGATCACGTTTACTGGTTGGTTTCGGTGATTGGTCACAGCGGTACTGTCACATTTGCTTCGGCTACTGGATTCACGGTCTAGGTAAGTGAGCCTACCTACGAGTTTTTTTATAGGTAAAGGAGCCACAGTCGCATCTGGCCCGCGATGGCATATCTTGATGGCGGCTACAGGAACTAAAGGAACGAGCCGGACTGAAGCGCATTTTGCGAACCCCGGTTCATCCTCATTCTTGAGTGCCTCCAAGTCGTCCACGGGTGCAGGATCGCGAACCGCGATAGGCGACGGCGAAGGTGTGTACAAGGCGTTCTTTGATTGCACCAACGTCACGAAGTTCGCTTACATCAGCGGCGACGGAAATTTAACAACCCCGTCTTCTAACTCGATCTATGCGGTCTACGAAACAAATTACAGTAACAGCCGGAATACCTCTGGGAACGAAAGCATCTATGACATTCTGAGGCGCATAGGTAATGCGCTTAACAATAACAATTATCTCGGCGTGGTTCACGGCAGCAGCTCAGGAGACTCTCAGGTCTCAGCGGTAAGCCCCGGCATCACGGAGATGGTAAATGGCGGTAACGGTTACTCCGCTGTTAGAACGTCAGCGTCTTCTGGAAACATTGGAGGCACTGGCATATCTGGTCACGCAGACTCTTTCTGCGTTATCGGTGAGAACCAAGATTCAGACAACGACACGCAGGTGCTTTGTTTCTTTGATGGAAATCTATCAAGCGGCAAGGGAGATAGCTGGCGAGGGGGTGCTCCTGCTCAGACATCTTGGAGCTATTGGGGCAATGACTTTCACAGCAATTCCTCAACCCAAAACATCGCGTCTAGCAGGCAAACCAATATTGGTGCGAATACACATACAGGGCTGTTGTACATACTAGTTCACGGTGAGATGTCATGAAGATTCTTGGAGATTTGATTGGTCCGGTGACTGGGCTGCTGGACAAGTTCATACCTGATGCCGATCAGAAAGCAGCCTTGGCTCATGAGATCGCGACTATGTCGCAGAAGCATGGTCAGGAAATCGCGCTCCAGCAGATAGAGGTTTTGAAGCTAGATGCCAAAGGGAATTGGTTTCAGTCGAGCTGGAGACCCTTAGCCGGTTATTGCTGCGTACTGGGGCTATTCGTGAATTTCTTGGTTTCGCCGTTATGCGCCGGTTTCGGCATCGTCATACCTCAAGCGGATGCAGGCGTAATGATGCCCTTGCTTCTTGGCATGCTTGGGCTGTCCGGCGGAAGATCATATGAGCGAATCAAGGGAGTAGGAAAGTGACAGGGTTTAAGCTTCAAACATTTTCCGGCAAGGCTCCGCGCATATCTGCCCGCTTGCTTCCAGAGGATATGGCGCAAGAAGCCATTAACACTCGATTGGACTCTGGTCGATTGGACCCCTGGGCAGGCAATATCTCAGCGTCGATAACGCCTGTTGGTAGCTACTCGGTATCTGCTGCGACAAAAACGCTGTTCAAGTACAGCGACTCGGCGTGGATCGGGTCCAATGATGATCTGGATATTGTGCGGAGTCCCATCGCGGAAGATCAGCACGAAAGGATCTATTTGTCGGGTATGGGTGGTGCTACCGGGTATCCTCGAATGACCACTTCGGCGCTAGTAGGTAACAACACTTATTACAAGCTAGGTATCCCGTCGCCTGACGAATTTTTGTCTGTATCGGTAGTTGGCACGACAAGCAAGACGGATGAAGAGACTCCGATATCTCGCGCCTATGTTTTCACCTATGTCAGCTATTACGGAGAGGAGGGCGAGCCTAGCCAAGCATTGACCTCGCAAGTAGTGGACGTGTATTCAGATCAGACCGTGACGGTCGCATTCCCAAACAACCCTTCGGGCAACCACAACCTGTTAAAAAAGAGGGTGTACAGAACAGATCCTAATGGCACGTTCAGGTTTGTTGCCGATGTCGCGCTCGCCAACGGGTCGTTCAACGATACAGTTACAGACGCTAACTTGGGGGAGGCTATCCCGTCAGGTTCGTGGACTGCGCCTCCTGATGAGGTTACGGCTGATCACAAAGATGGTCCGTTGTTGGGTCTGGTTAGCATGCCTAATGGATTTTTAGCAGGGTTCTCGGGTCAGACGGTTTGTTTCTCTGAGGCGTTTCAGCCTCATGCGTTCCCGGATGCGTACAAGCTGACGATTAAGAGCGACGTGGTTGCATTGGCTCCCCTGAACACTGGCTTGCTGGTGCTGACAAAAGAAAAGCCAGCGCTGATTCAAGGCTTAGACCCATCAAGCATGTCGATGATCGAGATCGATAGCACCCTGTCTTGCGTTAGTAAGCGAAGCGTCGTCGATATGGGCGAGTTCGTTATGTATGCAAGCCCGGATGGTCTCGTCGCGGCTCGAGACAATGGTCTGTCAGTGGCTACGGAAAGCGTGTTGTCTCGGGATCAATGGCAAGAACTCTCTCCCTCGTCCATCAAGGGATTTCATTGGGAGGGTTACTACCTTGGCTTTTACTCAAATAACTCGGAATCAAAGGGATTCATATTCGATCCTCGAGGGGGAAAGAATAGCTTCGTGAAGCTAGATTTTTATGCTACCGCTGGTCACAACGATCTGGAAAACGATGAGCTTTACTTAGTCGTAGGCGGGTCCGTGGTCAAATTTGCTGGTGGGTCAAACCTTTCATACACATGGAAGAGCAAAAAGTTTTACGCGCAAAGACCAATCAATCCTGGGGTGGCGAAGCTCGAGTGCTTGAGCTACTCACCAGCTCCCACCTTCAAGATCTACGCTGACGGAAACCTGAAGCACACGCAAACGGTAACGAGCAGTGATCTGTTCAGGCTCCCCGGCGGCTACAAAGCTAATGAGTTTGAGATTCAGATAGAAGGCTCTGTATCGGTGAATGAGGTTTGTGTTTACGAATCAGCAGGGGAAATAGGTGGGTCGTAACAGCAACTTGATGGTCCCTCAAGGCTGGTCCGCGCAGGACAAGCGATTTGGTGATGGCGTAAAAGAGAACTTAGATGTTCTTCTAGGGCATCGCGGCGACCCCTTGCAGCGAGCGGTGACATTCCAAGATCTTCTGGACTCTAACTTGGTTCGGTTGGGTGGTGGCTCGTCTGGGTTTTCCTCGGTAGGGGACATTGTTCCTGTCGTCAACGGCTTTCCAGACCTAGCCGTTCCGCCTGCGCCCACCAACCTTCAGGCTTCTGGAGCGTTCCAAAATATAATCCTGTCTTGGAACCTGAGTTTGTACAAAGGGCATTCTTACGTTGAGGTGTTCAGGCATACTTCTGACGATATCGCGGCGGCTACAATGGTTGCTCAAGTATCGGGATTCACTGGGGTATACGCTGATCCCGTAGGCTCTGGTCAAACATTTTACTACTGGGTCAGGGCGATCAACGTAAACGGGGTGGCTGGACCGTTCAATACCGGAACAGGCACTCAAGGTCAGACTGCGCCAGACGTTAATTTTCTTTTGACTACGCTCGCTAATAGCATAACGTCGAGTCAGTTAGCGACGAGTCTGGCAACGCCAATCGGAAACCTACCGGCTGATACTCAAGCCGCGATTGACCTCAAGAAAGCGAGCATCCCAACATTTTCTATGACGGGATTTGCCGTTGGCGACATTGTTAAAGAAAGCGGGTCAGGCACAAAGCTCTACATTGCGACCCAGACGGTTCCATCAAATGGCAGGGCGCTTACGAATACCAGTTTTTGGAAACTGTACGGCGATTACGCATCGCTCAAATCCGCAACTGATACAGCCTCTTCAGCCATCACTGCAATAAATACGATCACCTCTACATCCACCTCTGCCGCAGCGGTGAAGTTGGCGGCAGTTGACGCGATTTTATTTGATAGCAGTGGCAATGAAATTGTTTCTGCGTCGAACCTCAGCACGATGTCTACATCGCTGATAAAGACCGATGGTAGCGCTAGAGCGTCTGCGGCAAATATGGATCAGCTTTCTGCTCAGTACACAAACCCGACTACTGGCGTGGCTAATAATGTGACGTTGCAGCAGGCGCTTGAAACATCAGCGAGTGAGGTTGATGGTTTGCGCGGGCAGTACAGCGTAAAGATAGATACGAACGGTCATGTTGCAGGATTTGGCTTTTCAAGCACCCTCGTTGGCGGGACGCCAAGCAGTGCGTTTATTGTAAACGCAGAGAAGTTTGCGATTGTTTCGCCTTCAGATACAAGTGCGCCTACCAACACGCCTAATACCAACAACGTGCCTTTTATCGTGCATCCGGGAGGAAATCTAGACGGAGTGACTACTCCTGCTGGCGTTTACATGAAGAGCGCCTTTATAGCAGATGCATCTATCGTAAATGCCCAGATCCGTGATGCGGCAATCGATAACGCCAAGATCGCTGGCCTTGATGCTGGAAAAATTGACGCGGGAACAATAAACACCTCCCGCCTCAATATCGACGGCTCTACCCTGACCTCTGTGAATGGAGTTTTGCAGATTGCCGACTTAGCCGTGACCAACGCCAAGATAGCTAATGCCACGATTGAAGAGGGGAAGATCAAGAACTTGGCGGTCTCGACACTGAAGATTCAAGACCAAGCGGTTACGTTCCCCAACGCGATAACAACGACTTCCGCTCTGAGTATCCAAAGCAGCAGTAACAACACCACGTTTGGCACGATTCAAACTCTGACTGGGACATACAGCGGTGCTCCGGTTTTGATCTCGGGCAGTTTCGCTGTCAGAGCTTATGACGATCAAGCTCTTATGCGGTTCCGGCTGCGGCGTGGTTCGACCGTGCTGTTCACGTCCAGTTCAAAGGCAGTCCGGCAGTCGCCTGACCTGTTCATTATTCCGTTCAATTTCTTAGACACGAGCACTTCTTCAGGGTCTAGAACCTACACGCTGCAAGCCTATGTGCAGGACCAGTTCGGTATTTACTCAGATCGGACGATCTCTACGCTAGAGGTGAAGAAATGATCAATCGAGCGATTGTTGATAACGATACCGGGATAATTTTAGGCACGGGAATATGTCAAGACTGCGACTTCGATCTCGTCCCGGAGGGCACTACCGCCTATGTGAATACAGGAGACTGGCGCGACGACACCCATAAGCTGGTGAACGGCGAGTTTGTCGAGATAGTGCAATCGGACGCTGAGGCTCTAGAGGAGATGTGGCTCTCTGTAAGGACTATAAGGGATGGTCGATTAAAGAAAAGCGACTGGACTCAGATGCCTGACTCCCCGCTTTCAGCCGATCAGCGCAGCGAGTGGCAGATATACCGGCAGCAGCTAAGAGACATTACTGATGACTACGCCCACGCCACTTCAGGAGACCAAGTAGTGTTTCCGGTTTCGCCTTCATAAGGGTGAAAAAAGTCATATAATTCAGTAACATTGACAAAGCAAAACGGTCTAGAATCGTAGCAACACGGATACCGATCTGGTATCCAATCGGAGACCGGGAACCTCCCGGATCGGACATCTCCGTTCAATAACCTCAAGGAAGATTGCTGGAAAGGCAGTGATGGCATTTATCGTGCGGAAGCCTCGTATCGAGGATTTCGACCAGATAAATCTCATAGGTCGCTGGTTTCAGGAGAACAGTCTTTACACCACATGCGGCTGGTCAGACGAGAAGTCGCTGGGGCTGGTGGTCGAGGGCACATATCCAGATTCCAACACCTTCATGAGAGTGGTCGAAAGCGAGGGACAGATCGTCGGCTTCTTTCTCGGTCACATCACTGCATACTTCTTTTCCACGAAGCAGATTGCACAGGACTTGGTGATGGTTTTCCTCCCGCAAAAAGGAGCGGGAATAATCAAACCCACCATCAAGATGCTGAAAGAGTTCGAGGCGTGGGCTGTCGATAAAGGCGCTCATGAGATTTGTATCGGTATCACATCTGGTATCGCTGGACCCGGATACGAGCAGTTGATCAAACGTATCGGTTACAGGGAAGTCGGATCGGTAATGAAGAAAGAGGTTTGATATGTGTGGAGGCGGTGGCGATAAGCCGGAAGAAACTGCGGTAAGAATCGCGATGGCGGAGCAAGCGGCTACTTACCTTAATCAGTACGGTCAGTATTTCTACAACGCAGAGAATGACTACATCTCCTCTGTTCAGAATCAGTTTAGCGACAATAACTATGACCGCGCCGTTGCCGCTGGAATGCAACAGGCTTCAGCACAATACGAACCGGCGATTGGCGATATGCGCTCAGAGGCATTCAATAGGGGGTTTGACCCCGGCTCGGGAGCCTTCCAATCAGAATCCGAGTCGTTGCGATCAGCGCAGGCGCGAGGAATGGGATTAGCTGGGGCTGACCGTGGAATATCTAACACGGACATGGGGTTCGCCGGTCTCCAGAACGTAGTCAAAATGGGTCAGGGTCAGCAGACAGATGCATTCCAAGGGCAAATGGATCTAGCTGACGCAGCATCTTCTCGCATAACGGATCAAGCCAAGTCGGACTTCTCGAGATCAACCAGTCTGCAAAACTTAGCAGGGACAGCGGTTGGTATGGGAGCTGGATATGGTCTCAATAACGGAAGGTATACCTAATGGATTTTCAGTCTTACATGGCAGCGCTAAGTCCTGAGAGCGCAAATCAGGTTGGTCAATTTTATGGGTTCGGTGGCAATCCATACGCCTCCATAAACCCCCAGCGTTACGGCAACTTGGCTCCAGACGAAAACCCTGCTGACAAGCTTTACGCCGACCTTGTTAGGGCGCAGACGCAGGATTACATGAACCGTTTCGCTCCGATAGAACAAGACTTGGTATCAAGACTGACTCCCACGGGGACTACGTCTCTAGCAGGAGATCTCGATAGAACTCGGCAAGCGGTGCTGGGTGCTGGAGCAAATGTACAGGGCCAGCAGAACCGCTCTATGGAGCGCTTGGGGCTGTATGGCAACAGCGCCATTGGTAACGGCAACGACACTGTAGGAGCGCTGGTCGGGGGTCTGAACGACACTAGAATCAGGGACTCAGACCGTCGTATGCAGCTTCTTACCGGCGTTGGCGGAACGGTTTCTCAAAGGGCAAGAGGGTCTATGGGATGAGCATAATTGCAAGAGGACAAGGTCTGAGGCGTCTTGCCAGCGCAGGTTTTGCTAAGGATGCCGAGCTGGAAGCGAGAGAGAATCAAATCTACGCTCAAATAGACGCAGCCCAGAAAGCTCAAGAGATGAATACCCTTGGTGCCGGTGCTGGCATAGGCGCTATGTACGGGATGAAAGGATTGGCTGCAAGTAAGGCGGCGGCATCTGCTGGTGGAACAGCGGGTCAAGCGGTTTTATCAGCGGCTCCAGAGGTAGCCTCTATTGCTGGTGACACCACTATGTTGCTTACGGACGGCAAGTTGGCGGCAATGGGAGGTGAGGCGTTAGCCACAACGACATCTGCGGGAGTTGGAACCGCCGGAGCAACCGGGGGTGCAGGAGCAACCGGGGGAGTAGCCGCTGGAAGCGGAAGTGCAATGACAGCTCTCTCCACCATTGCAGCTCCGGTAGCGATTGGATTAGGCGTTGCCTACCTCATAAATAAATTATTTGACTAGGTGATATATGGCTCTTCAAGGTTTTGCAGAAGGTGCGTTAGCAGGTTTTGGTGCGGTCAATAAATTCTATGACGATAAGCGCCGAAGAGATCTAGACCAAACTCAAATCGATAACCTAAAAGATTACCGAGACGAAACGCTCGAGGGCGCTCGTTTAGATCGTGGTCTCAAGAGAGAACGGCTAGACGCCGATATTTTGCGTAATAAACGCTTGGATGGTATCTCTGAACTAAATGCTCAAACAGCCCTGCTTAGAGCGCAGACAGCAGGTACTACAGCCAATACTGCCGCTTCAGTAGAGAAGAGGGCAGTGGATTCCCTTAACGATAGAGGTGAGACCCCGGAGCAAGAGGCAAACAGGCTGTACAGAGAAGCTCAGACAGACAAAATAACGGTTGAAAATGACAGAATGAGCCGCGAGGAGATGCGGCTTCAGGGCGGTGTAGACATCTCTAGGATGTTCGATATCGCGCAAATGACTGGTGTTCCGACGGAGGAATTACAGAACGAGTTTACTGAACTCGTTAAGCGAAACATTACAAACCCCACAACCTTTAACGTCAAAAGAATAATAAGCCAGAGCGAGCAGGATGCTCAGAGGCACATCGGTGATGTGTTTGCGAATCTTTCGCGAGGACAGTTTGATCCGCTTAACAGGAGCCAACTGGATGCGTTTGGAAGAACTTTCGATCTGGATAACGCTGCGTACATAGGCAGAGAGGTAAAAAACTTCCCCCAGGCTCCAGATTACTTGAAGACCGATGGTCGGAAAGTTGTCGGATCTGGTTTGTATTCGGCTGACATCGGAGCAGGCTCGCAAGGGCAGCCCGCCGTGTCTGGGGATATGGTGATATGGACTGAAACACCTGACGGCGATATGCACCCTTACTTCCCTACCTTGACCCAAGCGCGAAACCCAAACGGTCTTGCGGTTGAGATCGACATGGCAAATGAGGCGGTTCCAGGAGCTGCTGGACATGCCTACTTCGCAAACTCGCTGAGCCAAGATTCCAGATTCGTTGACATGCTTGATCGAGCTTTAATTCAAGACGCATTTGGCGGTCCCGGCGACTCTGGTCAGAAGACCTTTGATGAGCGCGTTAACGCAAAGATGGCGTTAGTAGAGAAAGCCTATGCCAACGGGCAAGACCAAATGCTGGATATGCAGTTTCTCCTAGAAGACGGAGAGACCTTGCAGTCAATGTACAAAGACAACATCGGCGTTTTAGAAGCTCGGATAAAAGACAACCTGCTGGGTAAGCGAGAACAAACGACGTGGGGTAGAGAAGCAGATACATGGCTGAAAGAGAACGTGATAGAGCTTGCTAAGTTCCCATTGCCTGGGTCTGTGATTGGCACAAATGTGGGTCAGAACAAAACTAGACGGGGAATGGTTAAGGCGCAAACCATTGGGGAGCTGGACGTTTTTGCAAACTTTAAGGAAGGCGTGGTCGCTGACGTAAGTGAAGCGAAGATGGTTTCCCGAATTGCTTTCTTGTTTGAAACAGGCGGCGGACAGCCCCGCCTGAAGAAGGGTATTGGGAAGGGTCAAGGCGTAGATAGTTCTGGCAACCCGGACGGTAGCGACATAAGCGATGAAGAAATGCTTATCCAAGTTCTCAATAGCTATGGGGCAGGCATCTAGTGGCATTAGTTTCTCTTGAGCAAATCAGAAATGGATACACCCGTTCTCTTGAAGAAGACGAGCTGTCTCGAGTAGGCGGAAGGTCTAGGGCTGCTCAAGACGAAGAAGCTGAGGGTCCAGAATTTTCCCCATTTGATCAGCTAGCCGCTGGATTTTCTTCGGGCATAGATCAGCAGCAAGCCCTAGCTGGAGCTGTGCAGGCTGGTATCGGCTCTAGTATCGGTGATGAAGAAATGAAGCAGGCTGGCTTCGACTACTACCGTCAGCAGATGGAGGAGGCGTCACAGAACGCTCCCATCAGTAACTTTGATGACGCTTTCGATAGTCTTTCTGACTTCGGCAACTTTGCCTTTTATACCTTGGGCAATGCCATCCCATCGCTGGCTACAACGGCTGTCGGTGGCGGCATAGGCGGTGCGGTTGCGAAGACTGTAGCGAAGACGGCTGGCAAAGAAGCAATTGAGCGTATAGCCAAAGAGAAAATGGAAGAGTCCGCCCGAGGGATAATTGATGAGACTGTTAAGAACAAAATAACCAACGCATACAAAGAGCAGGTTGCCAATAAATACGCAAAGATGGGGGTTGCCACGGGGTCAGGCGTAGCCTCTTCAGGGATGGCTTTCGGAGAGAGTTTCGCTCGCATCTACGAGGAAACGGGTCTGGAAGATCCGGGTACAGCATTGGTCGCTGGCTTGTTCTCGGGCGCACTGGATCGGGTTGGTGCGCCGTTCAGGGCAGTCCGAGGCGCTTTCCCGGACAATCCAAAAGCATTGACCGATCTAAAGGAATACATTGCCGACGAGGCTCTCACGAACGCTGGGCGTAAGCGTATCGGCAATATGCTCGAGGAGGGATTTAAGTCTGCCGGTGCAGAGGGTCTAACGGAGGCTGGGCAGGAGTTTATTAGTCGCGCCTCCGTAATGTGGGCTAAAGAGAATTTGTCTGAGCAAGATCAGGCTTTGTTCACGGGCTATCTGTTTAACGAAGAGGCGGTTCAAAGCTATTTGCATGCGGCGACTGCGGGTTCGATTGCTGGCGGCGCTCTCGGCTCTACCATGGGCGGATTTAAGTCTATTGATTCAGACGACGGCACCCCGGTCCTTGATGTAAAGCATGAAGAAGAGAGACAGCAGCGCCAGCTTGAGGCTAAAAAAGCGGTTATCGCTGCGGCTGAAGCGCCGTTAGATATTGAGCCAGAAAACCCAACATCGGCAGATCCTCAAAGACTGACAGACACTCTTGAAACCATAGAGATATCCGCTGGCGTTAATCGCGACGCGCTGGCGAAAGACAACGGTCTAACTGGTGAGCAGCAGCAGGAGATCCTAGACATTCTGATTGATCAGGGAAGGATCAAGTCTGAAGTCTCTGGCGGCAAGATCGTGTACACGGCAGTTGACGATGCGGAGGAAGCGCCCGCTGCGCCACAGCCTCCAGAGCTTGAGATAGCCCAGCCTGAAGAACTGGACCTAGCTACCCGTGCGCGTATGTCAGCCGAGCTATTCGGTGAGTTCAGTGTCTCTGACATACAGAAAGATATTCGTGCTGGATATAACCCAACTGTTGAAGCGATAACCGATCTGGCGGCGAGCGGTCAGGTTGTATCAATTGGAGATGGTCGGTATCGGTTCGTAACGCCGGATGAGCCAGCAGCAACCACAACCATCGAGACGGAAGATCAGACTGTAACTACAGATCAATCTCTTGAGGATCTTCGTGGGCAAGTGGAGCCGGTTGCACAGAAACCGACGGTTACCCCCGGACCTGTTGCGGAAACTGATCAGGGTGGGCGCATTGCCCCTGTCATTGGCGAACAGACGCAGTTAGCTCCGATAGATACTGATCGATCCGAACCGACTATTTCTCCGCTCACGGACGAAAACAGGGTTATAGAGAAGCCAACGATAGAGAATACAAACGAATCAGGCGCGGCTTTCAAAATAGCCTACCCTGAGTCAGGTAATGAGTATCTGGTAAATCGATATGCTGCCGACGCTGGTGGGGGATTTTTCGCTTTCCCTCGAGGCGGCAGAGCCGACGATACAATCGATGTAGATTCAACGAACATTCAAGACGTTGTGACTGCGCTGAATGATGCGGAAAGGCAGGCTCGTTCCACATCTTCGATGGACGCGATGGTGGTTCCAGACGAAGGCTTGGCGGCGGATATCGAGCAGTTTGTCACGGGTGATTTAGCAAACACCCCTGATCGAATGGCTCCGTCCCAAGAGCCTGCTGCCACTCGTTTTAGGGTAGCCGGTGAAACATTTGTTGATCGCTCGGGAGATGGCAAGGATTTAGTTGGTCGTATAGCTGAGCGGCACAAAAATATGGGCGGGGTATCCACTCAACCCGCAAAAGCGAG